TATTTAAGCCAACAAGATTTTAACGAAGAAACAATACTAAAACCCCAAGACAAATGAAAACAGCAATACAAGAAGTATTTAGCGATTTAGAAAAATTGCATCCAAATTTATTTAATGTTTACACAACTGAAGGCAAAGAATTTATTAACCACTTTCATAAATATTTAGAAATGGAGAAAGAGCAGATAGAGGAAGCATATAACGTTGGTTATTATATGAATAAGGATAACTCAATTATGAATTGTGAGGAATACTACGAAGAAACCTATAAAAAAACGGACAAATGAAACATTATAAAATTACATACGTGTTTTATTTAGATAGCAACTGCACTAAAAAAAATATTGGGTTTCGTGTTTTAAAAGCACTTGACCGAGACCACGCAATACAAAGAATGGCAATGCAAAGAAAATTAATCTTAAAAGTCGAAACAATATGAAAAAATTAATCGAATACATTTACTTAATAATAATAACTTTTACTTATGGAAATCTTGATTGAACGAATACACGAAATAATTGAAACGGAAAACTTGCGGGAACGCACAAAGAAACCAAACAAAGTGCATAGACGTTGGTTTATATTTTCTTACTTACGAAAAAACAATTTTATTTATCGTGAAATTGCCGAAATATTTGGAATGAATCACGCAACAATTATTTACGGAATAACACAAGCGGAATTGTTTGAAGACATAAAAGACGAAATGTACTTAATAGACACTAAAGATTTATTTGAGGAATTTAAGAATAAGAAAATTAAATTAAAGGAGCGCAATTTAATACAAGACATAATGGAAAGTAAAAACCTTTACGACTTGACAAAGATTAAAAAGCGTTTACAAAATAATGTTTATAAGTTTTCAGATAAAAACGGTTTAGATTAAAATAAAAGTTTATATTTGTGAACGGATTGGCTCGACACCATAAATCCAAGAAGGAAGTTATTAGCCTTGTATTGAAGCAGAAGTCGAGTCCTGCGGATATATGAGGCTTTTTTATTTACTAAAAAATTAAGATTATGGCACAAGAAAAAAAGAGTTTTTTATTATATGTGGATTTAATTCACACGATAGAAAAACTAAACGACGAACAAACGGGACGTTTATTTAAACATATTTTAAGATATGTAAACGATTTAGACCCAGAACCACAAGACCAATTTACTGAAGTTGTTTTTGAACCAATTAAACAATGTTTAAAAAGGGACTTAATAAAATACGAAGGTATACGAGAACGAAATAAAGAGAACGCAAACAAGCGTTGGAATACAAAAGAATGCGACCGCATACAACCGCATACGACCGCAACAAAGCGCATACCAAAGCATACCAAAAATGCCGATAGTGATAGTGATAGTGATAGTGATAAAGATAATATATTACATATATATAGAGCTTTCGCTCATTTAAGTTTAAGTATTGAAGACTTTAATAAATTAAGAATTGAATATTCCGCAGACCAAATAAATAACGTTCTCGATAGTATTGAAAACTATAAACAAAACAAAAGTTATTCTTCGTTATATTTGACGGCAAAGAATTGGTTAAAACGGGACGTACAAAAAAACGAAGTTGAAACAAGCGACGATAGATTATACAAAAACGTAATGGCGCAAATAGCAAAAACCGAAGCACTTAAAAAAGGAAAAAATGTTAATTAAAAGCGGTTCTGGAATCAACTATTTATTGGACTATAAAAACGGAAAAATAAAACAAGGTTTAGAAATCGGATGTCCTTTAGATAATCATTTAAGATTTAAGCCTAAACAACTAACAATAATTTTAGGACACGACAACGTAGGCAAATCTTATTGGATTACTTGGTACTTTTTAACCTTAAGTTTGACGAACAATTTAAAATTTATTTTATGGAGTGGGGAAAACCAACACGGGCAAATTTTACGCGATATGATTCAAATGTATTCGGGAAGACCGTTCAAAGAATTAAGCGAATCCGAAATTTTAACTTATTCAACTTATTTAGAACAATCATTTACTTTTATTGATAATTCAAAACTTTACAAGCCAACGGAATTATTAGAAATTTTTAGAAACTCAGACGCAGACGCTTGTTTAATTGACCCGTTTACGGGACTTGACCGAGAAATGAATTACGAAGGCAATTACAAGTTTTTAAATATGGCACGGCAATTTGTAAACGAAACGGGAAAAACAATTTACATTAATACGCACCCAACAAGCGAAAGTGGACGAAGCGGTAATTTATACCCAGAACAACACCATTGGAAGGGACATTTGAAGCCACCACTAAAAGACCACGTTGAAGGCGGTAAGGCTTTTTTAAATCGTTGTGACGATATGTTTGTTATTCATAGGCTAATAAAACACGAAACAATGAAATTTTTTACAATGGTTGGAGTTGAAAAAATAAAAGACACGGACACGGGCGGAAAACATACGGCTTTAGATGTTCCCGTTTTATGCAACTATAATTACGGGGTTGGATTTACAATTGATTCAATCGACCCGTTACAAAAGTTAAGACCAAAACAATCGCCAATTTTTAAGCAACAAAAAAAACTTGATATTTGGGACGAATTAAACAAAAAAGCAAACCAATAAAAATGGAAATAAAACTATTAAGCGCAACCGCAATTTTACGCAAAACTTTATTAAAGTTAAAAATTAGCCGTGAAGAAATACAAGAAAAAAACGGACACCGAACCGACTTGATAAATTCGATGTTGGAAACCGAAAACGAACTTTCAGAAGTATTAACAACTTTTTTAGTTCTGGAGAAACAAGCACGTATTTTTTCGTCAAGTTCAAACAATTTAGAACAAATAAATTTAGAACTGAAATTTAGAATTAAGGAATTAGAAAACGAAATTAAAGTAAATAATTTTTAAGATGAAAAAATGTAAAAATTGCAAGGCGGAATTTACGCCAATAAGATTCAACCAAAAATATTGTTTAGATGAACCTTGCATAAAAGTTTGGGTTAACTCGCAAAAGGAAAAAGAATGGAAAACACGAAAAAAAGAAATAAAGGAAAATTTACAAACGGTTCAAGAACTTACAAAATTAGCGCAAACTTATTTTAATAGCTACATAAGAAACCGAGACCGAAACAAAGGTTGTATTTCTTGCGGAACTCAGTTAGGTCAAAAATTCGACGCTGGACATTATTACTCAATGGGTGGACATAAAGCCGTTACATTCGACGAAGACAACGTACACGCACAATGCGTTTATTGTAATCAATATTTACACGGCAACCTTTTGAACTACCAGATAGGAATACAACAAAGAATTGGAGCAGAACGATTGATTGAATTAACGTCAAAAGCTCACGAAACACGAAAATTTACAAGGGACGAATTAAAAGAAATAATTGAAACGTACAAACAAAAAAACAAATGAAGCATAACAACGATTTTAGATTTGATTTACAAGTTGGACAAACATACGAAAACCAATTAGCTGAATTATTACAAAAAAAAATAGAAGTCAAAAGGGATTTTAGGGCAATGGAAACGGGCAATATTTTTGTTGAATATCAAAGCCGAAACAAGCCAAGCGGATTAGCAACAAGCGAAGCGCATTATTGGGTTTATTGGTTGAGCGAAAAGCATTTTATTACAATAGAAAAAAACGAATTAAAGAATCTTTGCCGAAAATATTTAGGAACAAAAAACGATGTTTTAGGCGGGGACAACAACACCAGCAAAGGAATTTTATTACCGATAATAGATTTCTTAAAAATAAATTAAAAAAATAGTTGCGTATTAATAAATTTGTTATATTTGCATATAATTATTAACCAATAAAACCAATAAAAATGAAACACTTATTTAAAAGTTTAGCAGAATTTCAACAAGAAGTTCCAACGATTCACAAAGCAACGCAAGGTTACGGCTACACCTACGCAGACTTACCGAAAATCTTTGAAGTAATAAACCCCTTGTTAAAAAAACACGGCTTAGGGTTTACTCAATTGATTCACGGCACGGACTTAATTACTATCGTTTTTCACGTTGAAAGCGGTGAAACGCTTGAAAGTAAAACGGCAATACCGCAAAACGTACAATTAAAGGGAATGAATGATTTCCAAGTTTTTGGGAGTGCGTGTACCTACTTGCGTAGGTACTCTTTATCAAGTTGTTTGGGGATAGTTACGGACAAAGATACGGACGCTGGAGGCGAACAAGTAAAGACCGAAGCAAAAAACGAAACTAAAAAAGTTGCTATTGACGATAAACGATTAGCAAAGGCAATTAAAGCAATAAGCGACGGCGGTTATACAATGGACGAACTTACAAAAACTTTCGAATTAACACCAGAACAATTAAAAACCCTTGAATTATGAAAATCAGATGTAGCTCAATAGGCAAAATAATGACGAACCCCAAAACAAAAGGGGAAACGTTAAGCCAAACAACTAAGACTTACTTGCTCGAATTAGCGATTGCTGAAAAATACGGAATACACAAAGAGTTTTCAAGTAGATACACCGACAAAGGAAACGAAGTTGAAGAACTTTCAATTGCACTTTGTAACGACGTTTTGAATTTAGGATTCATTTATAAAAACGAAGAACATTTTGAAAACGATTGGGTTACGGGAACGCCCGACGTAAACACGGACGAAATTTTACTTGATGTTAAAAGCAGTTGGGACGCCTTTACGTTTTTTGAAAAAGTATTGGAAGACGACTTAAAAAACAAAGAGTATTTTTACCAATTGCAAGGTTATTTATGGGTTACCAATAAAACGGAAGCTCTTTTATGCTACTGCTTGATTGACACCCCTTTACAAATCGTTGAAGACGAAATAAGAAGGGAACATTGGAAGGCAAGTTTGATTGAGGAAAGTTTGGATTTAAGAGCGTTTGTGCAATCAAAACATACATTTGGACATATACCAAAAGAAAAGCGCTTAAAAACGTTTAAAATAGTAAAAGACGACGTTGTTATCGAAGCTATCAAAACACGAATAGAAGAATGCCGAGAATATTACAATAATTTAATACAAATCTTATGACACCAAAAGACAAAGCAATAGAATTAGTTGCAAATTATTTAAACCTTACAATAAATGTTGAATATGAGCATAATGTTAATATTTATAAGGCTAAGAAATGCGCGTTAATTGCGGTTGATTTAATTTTAAGTGAATTTTACGCGGACGATTTTTATATAGAAGTTAAACAAGAAATAGAAAAACTATGATTATTTTACTAACAATACTTTTAACCCCAGCGATAGTTTGGGGTTGGGTCTGCACTATTGCACTAACTTATAATTACTTAAAAAAATGAAAGTAACAGGAAAAATCCACTTTGTGGGAGCGCTTAGAACCGTAAGCGAAAAATTCAAATCAAAAGACGTAGTATTATTAACGGACGAAAAATATCCGCAGTATATTACGATTCAGTTTACTCAAGACAAAACCGAGTTGATAACGCAAAACAACATAGGCGAACAAGTCGAAGTTAGTATTAACCTAAGAGGGCGCGAATGGAAGTCGCCACAAGGCGAAATAAAGTATTTTAACACGATTGAAGGTTGGCAAATAAACGAAGCTCAAAACTTTGACGCTCAAAAATTCGCAGACAAACAACCTACAATAATTGTTGATGACACCGATAACGATTTACCTTTTTAATATGAAAGTAAAACTTGAATATAACTTACCAGACGACCAATTTGAATTTGAGTCCGCCGTAAAATCAACGAAAATGTATTTTGCACTAACCGAACTTAACGATGAATTACGAAGTATTTGGAAATACGAAGACCTAAAAGCAAACCAATTTGAAATGGTTGAACGCATACGGGAAAAGTTTTTTGAAATTTTAACCGAAAACGAAATAAATTTAGACCGATGCTAATAGACGATTATAGTTTACGAGCTTGTTTACTCGAAGCACTCAAAACACGAACACGAAACCAAGTTGTTAAGGAAATAAAAGGTAGAGGGGAAAAATTCCACCAGTACAATATAGACCGATTTTTGCAAGGTAAAGACGTAAGTTTAGAAACCGCAAAGAAGTTAGACAAGTATATTTACCGATTGAAATTACAATAAGTTTACACCCCTTTAATTAGGGGTTTTTTATTTAACAAAACTTTGTTGATAAGATTATTTAGCACTTGTTGAAAAAATAAACATATATTTGATTAATATTTAAGCAAAACAAAATTGGAGTGGATTAATAAAGTTGTAAAGCACCACAAAGAATGGGTTAAGATAGTTAACTCATTTGGCGAATATTTCTTTGCTGAAGACATTGTTCAGGAAACTTATTTAATGCTTTTGAAATGGAGCAACGAAGACAAATTATTTACAAACGGAAACTTAAACAAATCTTATGTTTGGTTAGCGTTAAAGAATACATTTTTACAACACGTGAATAAAGCAAACAAAATGCAAAAGGTAGATTTAGATTCAATCGCGATGTTACCCGACGAAGCTCCAGACTTAGAAAAACACGAATCATTTAATTCTATATTAAACCAAGTGGAAAACATAGTTGACGATTGGCACTGGTACGACCAAATGTTATTTAACCTGTACAAGGATTCCGATATGTCGATGAGAGAAATAAGCAAGGAAACAAATATAAGCGTAACGTCTATTTTCCACACGCTCAAGTATTGCAAAACACGAATCAAAGAAAACATAGGAGAAAATTACCAAGATTATAAAAACAAAGATTACGAACTAATTAAATAGAAATTATGGCAAAGAAAAAACTAACTAAAATTGACATTGAAGAAAACACTTTAATCGAACCGACTGGATTAGGCGACACTATCGAAATTGTTTTAGAAAAAACAGGAATAGCAAAACTAGCTAAATGGATATTAGGCGAAGATTGCGGGTGCGAAGAACGAAAAGAAAAACTAAACAAACTTTTTAAATACGCAAAACCAAAATGTTTAACCGAAGATGAACACAAATATTTAAGCGAAAGCGATGTTCTAAATAAAAACCTTATTATACCAAGTGAACAAAGGGAACTACTTAAAATTTATAACCGCGTCTTTAATAAAAGAATGCAACCGACAAGTTGCGGTTCTTGTGTACGCGAAGTTGTAAACGGACTAAGCAAAGTTGTAAACGAATACAAAGACGAAAATGCAAGTACTGAAGGTTAAAATATCGGAGGTAAAAACGAACCCAAAGAACCCACGTTTAATAAAGGACGATAAGTTTAAAAAGTTAGTAAAGTCTATTCAGGAATTTCCGCAAATGTTGGAGCTTCGCCCAATAGTAGTTGATGAAAATAATATTGTTCTGGGTGGAAATATGCGTTTAAAGGCGTGTATTGAAGTCGGGTTAAAAGAAGTATTTATTGTAAAGGCGGACGATTTAACCGAGCAACAAAAAGACGAATTTATAGTTAAAGATAACGTAGGGTTTGGAGAATGGGACTGGGATATTTTAGCGAATGAATGGGACACCGAAAAATTACAAGATTGGGGTTTAGATTTACCGATTGATTTAAGCGTTGAGGAATTAGAAGCAGAAGAGGACAACTACGAAATACCAAACGAAATAACAACCGATATTGTTTTAGGCGACTTATTCGAAATAGGCGAACACCGTTTACTTTGTGGCGATAGTA